TATCTTTTATGGAGTCTTCGATGCCTCGAATTGCGTCGGGAGTGCGCATCCCAAAAAAGCTACCGCCTTGTTGTTGAGATCCTGCTTGCGACGCCTGAAACTCAGGGAGCCCCATAAGCTGTGCGGCTAATTCGTCCTCTGTTACGCCGGAGGCCAGCATAGCGTTAATACCGCCGCGTTGATCAGGGAATTGAGCTAAGTAGTTTTCAATGATTGTAATCGAGTCCTCTGATCCCATAGGCATAGCACCGCCGCCCATGCCACCCATGGCATCAACCACCTTCATGAATCCGCCGCCAGAGCCTCCATAACCCATCTGCTCAACTTCGCTAAGAATGTCGCCCATCGATTTACCAGAGCTGACGCCAGCCTCAACGATTTCGTTGATCTCTGGATTATTAACGCTCAACTGACCAAGAACGGCGCCCGGATCTCGCATAGATGCGTAATCAGTAACACCCAAAGTGTCGCCAATTCCGCCAGCAAAATCGCCTAATTTTCCAAAGCTACCAACGCCGTCAGCACCGCCGCCCGTCACCAAGCCGCTGACATTGCGCCCAAGACCGCTAATTCCTTTGCCGATGTTTCCTAACAATCCAACGCCGTCAGCACCTTTAGTTACAAACTCTTTCGCGCCGCTAAATAAGCTTCCGATACCGCCACCGTTACCGCCACCGGGGATTGGAGCGCCTAAAGAAGCCAGTGCCAATGGGCTTGCCCTTCCTTTAGCTACATCGTAGACCGTACCGGCTTTATTGATAATTGCGGCAAAGGGTTGCCATGGTCCGGGGATGAACTGGGCCACAGACGCGATAGGACGGACAACCTTTTTTACAACCTTCTTAACGCCCTTGGCTATTTTTTTAAAAAAGCCAAACTCTTCTAACCCCGTGATGGGGTTGAGGGAAGCAATGCCTAAACCCGCCACATACTCTTCAGGAGCAAGGTCCAATTGATTAAATCTATTTTCAACGACACGCTCAAACTCTGGGTCATCCATCATGCCAAGCGGCAAAATTACTTCGCCGGGCGTGAGGTGGGCCAGCATGGTGTCACCACCTCTGCCTGCTTCAGAAAGCTCCATCGCCATTGTGCCCATGGGCGCCTCTGAGCCGATTTGTGCGGCCTCCATAAGCTGTTGTGCTTTAGCGGCTTCAAAAGGGTCGTCTGCGGTTTCCTGAGCCATCATTAGCTCTTCCATGGCGGCGCGTAGCTCAGCATTTGGGTCAGTAACAGGCTGGCCCATGGCCATAGAAGCTTCAGCCATGGTTTCCGGGTCATCAATATCAAAGACCTCACCGCCTTGGGCCATCATCATAGGGTCGTTATAGGTGGGCTCTGGACCCATCAAGTTGGCTATTCTTTGCTCTAAAAACTGGTTCATGATGTCGTTACCGTTACGGCTCCCACTGTTGCCAACACGCCTATGCCTGTCGGGTAGGTCTGATGATCGTATAAGTCTCTAAATTGTACCCCATCAAAAGCCTGATGAATTGAATTAGTAGTATTGAATATGATAGCGCCCGTGGCAAATTGTAATTCAGAGATCTCCGTCGCGTTAAAATGCGGCGAAATACTGAAATTAACCCCACCGAGGTTAAGCTCAAGGACCCGGATAAGCCGGTTAAACGTATCCGAAGATACCGTTTCGCCCTGCGAGAACGGTAGCCGGGTGGGTAATAACACGCTCATGCACGTCTACCACTTGGCTGTAAGTCAAGGCGAGTCGCTCCAACTCGCCACTTATACCCCTTCTGATCCACTGCGGAAGCATCGTCATCACTTTCAAATCGGAGGACTATCTGCCTGCCGCGCGTCCTAACGCTCTTAAATGTCGTTGTTTGCGTAATCTGGTTTGTACTGTCCGTTATTAAAGACTGTCCCGGAAACTCACGGCGCTTAAGGACAATGTTCATGACTGGGTTTGTGCTCACGCCTGTCTCAATAACAAAAGCCATATCCGGTATGAGCTTCTTGACGAAAGCCAAGCTGTCGCCAGAGCTTATGTCAATGTCAGCCGACTCTATGTAAACGCCAGTCATAGCATCTTCATAAGCGTCAAACCCGGTCTCGTGTTGAAAAATGCACTGCTGAGACGAGCTTTCCGCCGACGCAAAAGGAAGGTCTTCAATACCCGCATCAAGCCATGCGTAACGAATCAAAGAACCAATGGACCAATGGTTTTCTTCGTAGTTGTAAATTACATAACGCGAGACCTCACCCGTGCCATCTTCGATGCTCGGGTAGAAGAACCACACCTCGCCAAACTCTGAGTTGACGCCCATGTGGCACTTAAATGCTTGACCTAAGTCTAGGTCGTTAAACACGTACTCCTGAACCGAGCAGGGAAGCTTCTGCACCGAGCCGTTGTAGAAGTAGAAACCAGTCTTACTCGCGAAATACACACCGTTTGGTGCGTTACAGGCCGCTTTGGGACCGACAAGACCGGAGCCTTCGTTGACCAAGTTCATCGCAAAGGTCAGGGGAGGGCCAATAAATGTCATCGAATATAGACTCGTGTCGGTCCATATCAAGACCTCTTGCCGAGACTTGATGCCGCCGACAATGAACGAGCCGCTAGACAAACGCACATCGCCAGCGCTGTTAGTCGCCGTGGGCGTAAAATCCAGATCATTTTCGGAGTCTGAGAAAGCGACCAACATAGGGTCAATAATGCCTGTCCGTGTGCCCCCAACCAAGGGATCAACGCCCATGCAAATCAAGTGCCGGTTGGTCTCTGACGTCAGTACCTGCAAAGCAACTGTTGGTACGCCACTTGCACCGGCCTGCTGAGAAAGCTCCTGCGCTCTCACAGTAACGCCATTGTTTTCTACCCAACGGTAAATACCACCACCGCGCGGGTTAATAATTAGGTTCTCACCGTAATTGTCGTGCGTCCAAAGACGTAGCTGTCCAGCCGCAGAAATGGCGCTAGAAGAGCCCCAGCCGCCAGCTCCCCACGTACCAACGCCCCAACCCGTGGACTTAACAAAGGTGTCAAGGCCAACATTTATTTGATATGCGCCCACAACCGATGACCCACCGTTGCCACTATCACTGCTATTCGCCGTAACAGTAGCGCCGCTCGTGTCTTTAGCGACTAGCTCATAGGTATTTAAGCTCGTTACGAGGCTGATTTGATACTCTTGGTTAAGCACTTCTGCCGTAATGTTACCTCCAAGGGTAGAGGCGCCACTAAAAGTAACAAAATCATTGCTGACAGCCCCATGATCCGTGTCAGTCACTGTGATCGTAGAAGATCCGTCTGTGGCGCTGAAAGTAACGTCGCCAGCAGAGGTGGTAAGTCTTATCGGGGTGATGTCGTTGAACGACTCACCCTCCTCGATGTAATACTTGAAGGTCGTGCCCAGTCCCAGAAAACGAGTGCCGCCGAGAGAAATCCAACTATGAAGAGCGCGAGCAAGCCCAAGGTAATAACTGCTACCAAGCTTATTCCAGCCGCCAACCTTTTCCACGCGGCCTTTGCGAAATCTAATGAGGTTTCCGTCCACCCAGCCACCTTTGGCCGCATAGTCAGTCGACTCCTTGTCAATCCCCGGCTGAAATTCTATCGTCTGTAACGGCATACCAAGGCATCACGCAAGCCGGATAATTGCACCCGTTGCCGTAGGCGACGGAAATACAATTGTGAAATTGCCTGCCGTGCTGGTTTTATCCCCTCCAAAATCAATCGCGGCTACTGATTTATCTGATTGCGTGTCGTTGTATATTAAACAACCGCGAGCCGTAACCGTAGCGGTTCCAAACGTCAGGTCTGCAAAATCAACTATCGCAGTCGTTCCAGACGTAGTGGGGGTGACATTGGTAAGCGCATTACCGCCAGCCGTGTAGTTTGTGCCAGAAACCTCGTTTGTGGTTGTGTACGCGGTTGTGGAGGCGCCGAGAGTCGCAGAGCTGGTATACAAAGCCAGCTTAAATGTGTTGCCTGAGCTGTTAGTGAAGTTGTGAGTGCCTACTAACAATTCCTGCTTAAACGATGTACAGATCGCCGATGTGATAGCCATTTTATAGCTCCTTCAGTAAGTCAGCCATTTGGTTATGACCTTGACGCCTTAGAATAACCGATAAAGTAGTACGGTCACTAGCAATGGCGCTGTTAATCCCCCTCAATACTACTTCATAAACTTGCTGTCGGAAAGCCTCGGCTTGTTGCCTAACGTGAGGATCGGCGTTTTCTGAAATGCTAACAAGCCTATCTGTGACAATTTTTGCCCAAAAATCAGGATCGTGGCCGCCATCGTTGGATGTCGCCACCATAACGCTTCCCAGTCCAGAGTCCGCACTTTGAGAAATCATCCTTTGTACGGCTCCGGCGCTGAAGGCATTTCTATCTGCTTAAAGTTAAACTGCCTGCGAGCCTCGTCAAATTCTGACTGAGGGCAAACCATAAACTGGCCTTCTTGATCTGTCATGACAAGCATTGGATCATCTAGCCGATGGTAGCCATAGAGGCGTTCTGCTGGTACGACGTTGCTATCCAGTAGAGCTGACTTCTGGCTTACACCCACACCCACTCCCTGCGAGATACATCGAGAGACCCAGAACTCGACGCATCCTCGTCCTGCTTCTGCAAAATGCAGGTTGTGTTTGTAACTAAAATCCATGCCAAACAGATCGATATGAGCCACTTTATTGTAGAGCGCGTACGCCATTGCGTACGCCACAGTGTTGTTGAGATAAGCGCACCGCTGATCATCAATCACATCCTTAATGGGGTACTCAACGATTGCCGGTACTCGCTCATCAAGCTCGCACGAATAAATAGGTTTATCAAACGTAGGCAGTAAACGACGCATGACGTCAGTCTGGCCACCCGCATCTTCCGTGTCCAAGTACCGGGACGCAGGGTCCAGCATAAACACACGGTCACAATCAAAAACAGATAAGGCGGCGTTGATACACCATACCTCATCCCACTGCTGACTGTTTTCTACTCCAATTACGTAGTCAATTTGAGAAGCGCCAAGGCCTATCAGGGCGACTCTGGCCCCCTCCAACTCCGGTATGCGTGACATTAACTAACACCTGTTCTCAACAAGTCATATCTATATTCATCGCGAGTAGCGCGGCCTTCGCTCACGTTCTTCATTCTCGCGATCCCCTCCTTGAATCGAGTCTCAAACGTCTGAATAACGTCTGGAGCCTCTTTCAGGAATATCGCCGCCTCGACCAAGGTTCCATACAGCAAAGGATCTGGATGGTCCGTAGACAAGACAGTGGTTCCTGAATCTGCACCCGCCGTCAATGAGGCTGGCTTGTAAAGATAGTGAAGCTCCACCGAATAACCAGAATCCGGTATAGGCGACACTTCAAAAGCCGTCTCATCAAACAATGAGTAATACTTTGGTTGTGCTGTGGTGGTTGTTACAGGGCTGTACTCTTTGATGAAAGATGGATGTTTGTAGTCCAAATAATAATATCTGTCACCACTAATTACAGCCAAAGAAAAAGGCGCAAAAAAGTCAGACGGGGTCGCTAAAAACCGATTTCCGGTGGTCAGTGTTCCTGTGACGTTCTTACGTTGCTCGGGCAACTGCACAAGCTTGAAAATACGGCTTTCTGCTTCCTCAATAAATGTGTTGAGGTTGTTGTTGAAGGTTGTTTCGTCAACCTGCAAGTAGTCTTGTACCGTCGATTTTAGGGTGGCTAATGTAAAACTCATGACGTGGTCACCTCAACCGTGCCTAATCCACTGTTTATTTGATAAGTCGTAAGCTGTGTG